AGCGTTCACGTTCCAGTCTCTTCAGTTCGCGGTAGAAGTGGGGCCGCAGATCGGCTTTCGCAGTCATTGTGCTTGCTCCTATAGCAGGGTGAGATAGGCGAGGATCGTTAGTAGGACGTGGCGGCGGGTCACGATGCGTTGATCCGTGCGAGCAGGAGGACAAGATCCCGCCGTTGCAGTTCCAGTTCTTCGCGGTCCGGCTGCGTGAGCAAGGTCGCGGTGTCCTCGATAGCCTTGACCAGTTCGGCGACGGTCACGGTGCCGGGTCCAGACTTCCGCAGGGAGTCCTCCACCACGTAGGCGGGCCATTCCTTCGGCATCCAAGTGACGGTAGCTGAGTTGTCGTAGGTTTCGCCGTCGCTCAGCACCACGAGAAGGTTGTTGTGCTTGTCGCTCATTGTTGCTTTCTCCTTTCTCCCTCCCAGCATACACCACGCCGGGAGGGAGTCAAGCGGATTCTTCAGTCTTTCGCCATCGGCGTGAACTCGACGGACCGCTCAGCGGTCTGATAACAGTGGCGGAACCACTGCCAATCCGATTCGGTGAGCATGTCCGCATCGAAGTCCGGTTCAACGCCGAACAGTGCCGCTTCCCATGCCGCCCGCTCTATCACTTCTTCGGTCGGGTACTCTTCGAGCGAGGCGGTGTGGTAATCATCGACGGCGGAATCATCGTCCACGTCCCATACGGAGTCCCACCAATCATCTTCGTCGCGGAGCCACTGCGGCTTATCGGGCCGTCCGTCCGTCGTTGCGACACGCTTCGCACGCTTCGGCTTATTGGGCTTGGCCGACTTGCTGGGCATGAGTCCGATCCAGCCCTTGTAGCTACCGTTGCTAAACCAGCGGCCGTCCTCGAACTCGCCCGCCTCAGCATTCACGATCCGGACGTTGCCCGCCGGGTCCATAATGGCGAGCTTGTTGCCGAACCCGATCACGTCCGATAGCACTTCGGCGAAGTCCTCGCCCATAAGCTGTTCGGTGGTCCGATAGGCAAGCACGGAACGTCCGAATAACACCGTGTCGCTGATCTTCTTATCGGTCGGGATGAAGTCTCGAAGGATTCCGTTGTGGGCGAACCCACATTCGCTACCCGGAATGGTGTGGGGGTGGGTGTTATCGGCCGTGTTCGGGCCGTGCGTTGTGATTCGCAGGTGAAGCACGATAGCCGATGTTTCGCCGTACTTGGACCATACCCGATTGTACGCCTTGCGGAATGCCCGGTAAGTCCAATAAGGCTTCTCGATCACAACTTGCTCACCGTCCGAATACATGATGCCCGCCCCATCATCGTTCCCATCCCACGCGTTCTTTAGATACGCGTTGGGCATACGCTCGTCACCTGCGGGTTGTACCATAATGATGCACATAGGCATCCTCCTTTCTCCCGGCATGTCCGGGACTCGTGTTGTCGATTCGCTCTACACTATACAAGGGGATTCCACGCCGTCAAGCAAGAAATCCCGGATTGTCGAAAGTTCTAGTTATCGGCCTCATCATCCACCGGCAGGTGTCGATCCAGTTCGAGGTCCAATAACTGTCGAAACCGGGGCAAGTTCTTTCCTACCCACTCACACGCATCCGTGTACTTATCGGTCCGTGCTATCTCGTGGGCTAGGGCAGTAACCATGTTCCCATAACGTCGTTCCGCGTGAGTTCGAGCCCTTTCTTCCGATTCGTGATCTTTACCGTCCGATGTCCGATAAACTGTGATCCGTTCCATTACGCTTTCTCCTTTCTTATCGGTCGCGGACCGCTCGCCATACGTCAGCGACATACGATCCGATAACCAAACTGAGTCCAAGCACCGCGTACACTGCGGCGAAGTCGATGAGGTCTGATAACATTGCCAACGTCTCCGGTGTTATGGGACTAGAGCATCTTCGCCAGGAAGCGACTTCCGATAATCAGCACTAGCTCGTATCGACCGGCACCGTCCGAATAATCCCACGCTTCGCCGCGAGCAAACCGACGAGCCCAGTTCCGAGAATACCCGGTCTTATCGGTCCATCCTCGCCGCGTGATGTACTCCACGAAGATGTGCAGGATGAGGCCCGATAACCCTTCCTCCCGTCCGATCTCTTCGATGCGTCCGATAGCCGGATTCGCTGTCTCGTGATTCGATGCCATGGCTTTCTCCTTTGTTATAGGACGTTCGCGATTCCAAGTTCCCGATTGTGAATCGCTATGATAAGTTCTGCCATACCAGGGTAGCGGATAGACTCCGCCCCGGTCCGCGTGTCGCGAGCGTAGGCGGTTCCTCGCTTGTCCGGGGTGGGCCGACGTTCCCAGTGTACCGAAACATGATCGGGTATGATAACCGTCGTAGAGCCGATTGCGTTATTGGACGTTGCAGGCATGGCTTTCTCCTTTCAGTCTGATAACCTATCGTAGCCCACCCCCGGTTATCGGGGGTAGGTTGGCGGCGGGCTATCAGGCCAGCCATTCGAGAAGGTTTCGGCATTGCTTGTGGCCGATCAAGCGGCCCGCGTCATCGGTTCGCAGCCAAGCGAGGAACCGGGCATCGGCATTGTACGCTGTCACCGCCCCATAGCTTGCACGTTCGGCGTATGCACACACCGCGATCACGAAGTCCAGATATCGGACGATGGCTCCAGTATGCAACGTGCCGCGGAAGATTCTGAACTCTACGGTTTTACTGTTCTGGAAGTTCAATCCCTCATATCGGCGATTGTCGCGGTACTTCGCCTTGTGGATGGCCCGTTTGTTATCGGTCCGCTCCACGTTCGCCCAGTGTTCTAGATCGCGGCGGCGGCGGCGGGATGCCCTGACCATCAACCTATCGGCGTTATTCGCGAACAGGGCGAGCTTAGCCAAGCCCCAATCGGTGAACGAATCGCGGGAAACGTGAACGTGAATCCCGCACGATGTATCGGCGTTATAGGACCGATAGCCCCAACCCCGTAGGTCCGAAAACGGTTTCCAGTTATGGGACCGCCAATAGTCAATGGTGCCCGGATGCGAGACAAACTCTACACCGTATTCCGATAAGCTACCATCTTCCTTGGCATACCATACACTCTCGGACCCGGTGACGTGTTCGGCATAGGTTACTTCGCCCCTATGGGATTCTGTCTCGATTTCAATCCCAAGGTATCGCGTGCCGCGTATCCGGCCGTCGGTACCATGCCAGATCGGGTCAGGCCGATAACTGTAGTTGTGCAACGGACCGCGTTGCTCTTCGCAGCATCCCTCGCATAGACCGTCGAATCTGTACTCGTCTTGCGGCCGATCTTCGCAGCATCCCTCGCAGTAAAAGTAGTTATCGGAGTAGCACGTACTGCAATACGTGGCATCGGCTGATTCGATATAGTGGACGTATTCCCGCAAGCATACATCCCCGCAGCACTCGCAAGCCTCATAGGTGTCGGAATAGCAGTCCGGGCAGTAGGATTCGCCATCGGGGGTACGAATCAGGTCATCCCTATCATGCGAATCCCCGCAGCACTCGCAGTTCGATAGTTCGGCACAGTCCGGGCAGCATTCTTCCCCGCTATCCGGATGCTCAGTCAGATCGGACCGCGAAACGAGGCACTCGCATAGCGGGCACTCGGTGTACATCATCTGGAAGCAGTCGTCGCACAGTCTCTCGGACGACGAATACCCAGATCGTAGGACACCGTAGAACATTGCCGATTGACCGCACGCGGTACAGTGCGGCGAGTGTTCGGCGGTTTCGGGGGGGATTGGTACGCGTGGCATTCTTGCTTTCTCCGTTGTACGCGTATCGGGTTGCTCGTCAACGTGGCGAGCGTACAGGGATACGATAGCTTCGTATGCGAGGGACGCAAGCGGATTGGGGAAGATCGGTTTACGTTTTTTACGTTTTTTACGGGATGTGACGACCGATAACTTGTGGGGCGTTGGTTGTTCGGGGTTTGTGGGGCGAGTGTCATATATCCCGCCACCGTTCTAATAGGGTTGACGGGCGGGGGTACTAAGTCTCTTAGTAGTTCGCTTCTCCCTCGCTACGCGATAGAAGATGATATATAACACTCGATATTCTTGTCCGGAATAGGCGGGTTGTAAACATTGTAAACGTCCTATAACATGGGGTACACGACCGATAACAGGTACGCGTGTCCGATAATACGTGCGTCCGCGTGTGCGGTGCGTGCGGTCCGATAGCCCCCCGGGTATAACCCTTCGCCTCCGCCCGCATGGGACTCCGGGTATTGTATCTCATGCCACGCCACATTGCCCATTTTTCACCTTTACAATTTTTACACACTCACCGGGACTCCGTGGGACTCCGTACCTCCCTGTCGAAAAAATACAATTTCAGAAAATCCACTTGACCCACTCGCGTTTTCGGTGTACACTTATCCTGCGTCACAACCCCTGTCACAAGGAGACCTACCATGCTTCACTCCCAGACATTCAAGTCCGAGCGGTTCGAGTGCCTCGCCTTTCTCGACTTCTCGCCCGAAGGTGAGGAGCCCGGGGCTGTCACCCTCACGATCCGCTACTACCTCGGCGACCAAAGACAAGCCGACATCAAGCTCACGTTCGAGGAACGAGACGACCCCGACACCCTGAGCCCCACGACCCGAGCCACCAATCGTCTCGCCAGCCTCACTTACGAACAGGTGAACGACATCTACAACGAGATGGTCGCCCCGTACTTCGTCGAGGAAGGGGGTGAGGAGTAATGCAAGTAGCCCCCTTTTTCGGTGGTCCGCGGCACGGAGACGAGACCGCATTCCCCGACAACAAGCTGCCGCACATGGTCGTCGTACCGGAGCAGGGAGGATCGGACCGAACCCTACGGAACGTCACCTACGAACTCAAGCACATCGAGGTCCGCTGGGCACCTTGGTCCTGCACGTTCCAGCTTCAGGCGTACTTCGTCGAGGGCATGGACGCTGAGGCGTTCGTGAAAGACCACTTCGAGGAAATGATTCACAAGATGCAGGTCAGCGGGGGTGTTGCGTGAAGATCCTCAGACGACTCAACTTCTGCGATGAATGCCCGCGGTGGTGGGGATTCTGCTGGGACGACCAAAGCCGCCGGGACAGCGTCATCGCCCCGATGCCACTGAACCTCCTGATTGCGGCTGCCTACTGGCTGTGGCTCGCGGCTGGGACACCCGGCACCATCATGAACCACATCAGCTACATGCGGCTGGCTCGCGAGAGGCAAAGGCTCGAACTGAAGCTCGCTGAGGCTGAGCGGAAGTGTGATTGGCACCAGAGGCGAGCCCAAGACGCCGAGAAGGAGACCCACTCATGAACGGCAAGACCAAGTACGGTATGCTGCTCTCGCAGATCAACACGACCCGCCACCGCATCCTCGTCACTCAGGATCTCACGGTCTGTGCAGTGCTGGTAACGCCGCTCCGCATGGACCACGAAGAGAACGAGGGGCCCGGTCAGATCCTCCTGTCCGCCACACTTCTCGACGACGAAGATGAGACTCACCTGATGGACGCTACGCTTGCCACGACAACGGTTCGCGAGGCTGCGGCAGTGTTCTACAAGTCCGATCTGATCCGGCTGTTTGACCACGTTCACACCGGCGGTGAAGGCAGCCATGACATCGCACTCGCCGATCTCGACCCGTTGCCGGAAGGGGGGCTGACGCAGGCAGACCTTGACGACCTGTTTGGCGGTAGCTGGGAGGACGACGAGTGAACTGGAAAGCCTTCCTTAGCGATCCGCGGTTCTCATGTCTCGCGTTCATCGACTACGCTACGGAGGACGAGGACGGTGCGACCGGTGCCACTCTCGTCATGAAGTTCTTCCTGCCCGGAGACGATCTAGGCAGTGTGGACGTTGAGACGTTCTACGCCGACACCGAGAAATCGTGGGGCTACCAACGGGCTCAGCAGATGCTTCGCCTGATGGATGACAGTCGGGTGGCGAGCGAGTTCTCGGCGTGGGTGGAACCGCGTATCGAGGAGTACGACGACTGATGGCGAAGAAGCCTCGAAAGAAGAAGGTCAGACCCGGCCAGCCGCTCTCCGACAAGAAGGCGGAGAAACTTCGCAAGAAGGCCATCGCATCTATCGACGAGCGGCTGCGTACCAACAAGAACTGGGAGGACGAGAGTGGGTGAAGCAATCCTCATAGCGTTGTTGCTCATCACGACGACCATGTTCTTTGTCGCGGACGTGCAGTATCGTCGGTGGAAGCGTGCGGCTCTTGAGGCCACGGAGCAGGCCAAGAACGAGTATGAACGGGCTGAGGCCCTCGCCAAGATTGTGCGTGAGCAGGGGCAGGTGCCAGACGAGTTCGCGATCCGTACGCATCTCAACCTGATCGAGAAGGCGACTCGTGACTTGCGAAAGCACTACCCCAAGTCCGCGGACAAAGCGGCTGGGACTGCATATCCGCCCGAAGAATGTCCGCCGCCCGGTTGCATGGGAGACTGACGTGAACGGCGAAGCAGGCAAGGGTGACACATACCGGAGTGTGAATTGGAAACGGTACAGCGAGAACTTCGACCGTATCTTCCGGAGAACTGGATCGTCTACCGGGACGACGGCGGAGGGCACTTCCACGGATGGTGGTGGTTCTCGTCCGACTGGGGGTTCTCCCTCATCGGACCGGAGACGCTGACCGAAGGACAGGCGATAGACAAGGCCCTTCGCATCATGACGAAGTGGCGGAAGGAATGGAACGATGGCGGAAACTCTGAAGGTGAGGCAGGCTCTCGAAGTCAGCGGCGACGTGATGGAAGGCGATCTTGAATCGAGCCAGTCACTCTCCCTGACCGTGGGGCAGGTGAACGCGTACCGCTCGAACATCGTCGCGGACGATTATGGTGTTGAGACGATGTGGGGCTCAACCGGCGGTGGCGTGACCGCGTACAGCTACGGGTACATCTACAGCAGCCATGAGGTGTGGGTGGAGCTTCGCAGTTCCCACGCTTCGCCGGAGTACGCACTCATCAAGGTTCCGGCCAACGTGTTGACCGCCCTTCCCTCGGAGATTGGGGCACAAGCATCTGCCGCTCGACTCGATGGTGCGGCGTTGGTAGACGGCACGGACTACGACGCCGTGGACCGTATTCAAGTTCAGCGTGACGCGGCGGACGGAGAAGGAGACGCCACGGTCAGTCTCTATCTGTTCGCCTGATTGGAGTTGAGTGGAAGCCCCGCCGGTTCGGGTCTCCCGGTGTGGGCTCCTCAACTCGTTTGGAGGTCAGGATGACCATGAAGCAGTGTCGGTTGTGGCTAAGCGTTCTGTGTCTCGTTCTCGCGGGGTGTGTGGCTGTTTCGCCCAGCCCTGTCGGGGATGATCCGACGCCGTTCCATGTTGCGGTCCTGTCTGATGACATTCGAGCAAGCGTTGCGTGGTGGAGGACCGAAATCCGGGAGCGGTACCCCACGCAGGAAATTGTGATGGTGGTCTGCCACGGAGCGGACTTTGGGGACGAATGGTGGGCAGTGCCGTCTGCAACGATGCACCTTCTCGTGTCAGACTTGGTGGGGCGGGTGCGAGAAGCACACCCCACGGCCCGCATCGTGCTGATAACCTGTAACCCCGGCGGTCACAAGCTCGACGCTGCGGGTGTAACATACGCACTCGACGATGTGTGGGTGCGACCCGACGTGTACGTCGATCCGGTGAACAACGTCCTTCGCGACATGTGGGACGACAGCATCGGGGACATCTGGGAATTTCAAGAGAATCCTTGGTAGGAGCGAGTTATGATGCAGGGACGGCCTGTAAGAATCGAACTCAACTCAGCGGATATTAGCTCCGCGGCTGAGTTGAACATCTACGACTGGGACGGGAATGCTGTCACGCTGGGGGCAAACGAACGTCTCGCAATCCAGACACTCACGATTTATGCCGAGCAGAACACCGCCCCGGTCGTGGTGTTCGCCGACAGCGACGATGATAACGTTGTGGACAACGGCGAGCGTATGGCGGTGGCCGGAGTCGGGACATCGACGGTGTGGTACTACCCGCACGCAATGTTCGGCGAACGGGGCATCGTCCCACACGTAATCGCCGCTGGCGGTAGCGGAGTTGTCACGATTGTCGGTGTCGGCTACATCGTCGAGGACCGTACTGAAACGCTCGGCAACCACCCGAGTTGGGACACGAGAGCCTGATGCCCATGCCTTCGTCCAAACGACTGTCGAAATCAGAACTCGCCCGCCACCTTCGCGAGCTTGCGAAGCAGGCGTACGAGGATGGTCTGCTGGATGACGGTACCTGTCTCACGCGTGAACAGGCTCTCGCGAATCTCATCTGGCACAAGGCGTTGGGGTATACGGAGGTCAAGAAGGACGACGAAGGGAACGAACACGAGGACTATCACCCGCCGGAGAAGTGGGCTATCCAACTGATCTGGGAGCGGATGGAGGGCCGTGTTACGGAAGCAAAGCAAGAGGACACCGGCCGGATGTCCGCGGCTGAGCGTGTGCGTGAACTCGCAAAGAACCGCATCAATGCAATCGCAGCAACAGCCAGCGGTGAGACGCCACCGCCCCCGTCTCTGAAGAAGTAATGCCGAATCTGTTTGAGGACAAACCGACGCTGCGTGAGCCGTTCCCTCGGGAGCAGGCGATGTGGCGTTGTCCGTTGACCGGCATCCGAATCCCGAAAGATCCGGAGGCCAACCTCAAGATGAGGGCGGAGCTTCTCGCTGCTGCGGAAGATGACGAGTCGCTACAGGTGGATCTGTACACAGCCTGTTCACAATCCTTGCTCGTGTTCATCAACCTCTTCGCGTTCACGCTCCGCGTGTTCGAGTCAGGTACCGGGGAGGACGGTAAGAACAAGCAGGCGGAGAACCAGCACCTCCCGTTCGTGACGTGGGCGATCCAAGATGAACACCTGCTCGCAATTGAGCGGGCGATTGAAGAGGGCCGCGACCTGCTAACGGATAAGAGCCGTGACATGGGTGCGACGTGGGACCACATCGTTGTGTACGCCCACCGGTTCTTGTTCCGCGACGGCGAATCGCACCTGATGATCTCACGCAAGGAAGATGCGGTGGACGGGCTGGACGGGCTGCCGGGCAACTACCCCTTCGGCCCTATCGCCGCACCCGGCACTTTGTTCGGCAAGCTCGACTACATCTTGAAGTGGTTGCCGGAGTGGATGCTTCCTCGCATGAAGCGGAAGCGGATGCACCTTGTAAATCTCGATTCGGACGCCCGCGTTGATGGCGAGTCGGCCAACGCCTCCGCGGGTAGTTCGGATCGTCGAACGTCGATCTTTTTGGACGAGATGGCGAAGATGGCGGAGGGCGAGAGCATCAAACGGTCCACGCGTGACGTGACCGCGTGCCGCCTTCCTTGTTCGACCCCCAACGGTGCGGGCACTGCCTACTCGAAGTGGCGGCTGTCGGGACAGATCGGGGTGTTTGTATTGCCGTGGTGGGAGCATCCGGAGAAGGGAGCAGGCCGGTATCTGGTTCAAGATGACTTGAAGCGGTGGCAGATTCGCTCTCCATGGTATGACCATGAGGCGTCGATCCGTTCTCCGAAGGAACTCGCAATCGAAGTGGACATGGACCACGTTGGTTCCGGCGACCTGTTCTTTGAGACGAACTTGATCGAGGAGCATCGTAAACTGTTCGCTTGCGAACCTTCTCGCCGGTTCGGTCTGAAGTTCGTTGAAGAACACTCGACCGACGAGGCTATCCGGAAGGTTGTAGCTCGTCGCATCGTCAAGGCCGTGAAGATGACCGGGGAACGGTACGCAAAGCTGTGGGTGCCTCTGAACAACGGACGGCCGGACCAGAGCCGTACGTACACCGTGGGGTGTGACATCTCGAAGGGCATGGGAGCCAGCAACAGTACAGTCAGCGTTACCTGTAATGAGACCAAGGAAAAGATCCTTTCATACGCCAACGCCAATGTACCGCCGTACGAGTTCGCACGGTTCGTCATGGCACTCTGCGTTTGGATAGGCGGGCGAAAAGGTCTCCCACTCCTGATCTGGGAAAACAACGGCGACCCCGGTTGGGATTTCGGTCGGCAGGTGACGCAGGTGTTCGAGTACCCGAACATCTACTTCGAGCGTCGGGTAGGGACCATGGCGGAGAAGAAGGGGAAACGATACGGCTGGCGGTCCGGACGCGAAGCAAAGGCGGTGGGACTGGGTCAGTTGCGTCGTGCGTACGCTCACGGCGGGATCATCAACCACGACGACTTTGCCCTCGATGAAGCCCTAACGTACGTTCACTACGAGAATGGTGGGGTTGGACCGGCGGAACTCGTAGAAGAGTCGTCCTCTGCACGCATGACGCACGGCGACCGCGTGATTGCCGACATGCTCTGTGTTTTAGGCATGGGAGAGTCGCCGAAGTCCTCACGCCGGGAGGCAGACCGGCCGACGAATTCTGTGGGCGGCCGCATGAACGACTGGAAGCGAAAGAAGAAGCAGCAGCGATCCAAGCACAAGCAACGGGTCAACCTGCGGACCGGAGGTATCGTCTGATGATCGACCGCGTTTCACCAAGGGATTTCAGCAGTGCGGTCCACGCCGGGTCGAAGAAGCTGGAGAATTTCCGTGCCGCTCGGCTCCACTTCTTGAGAGAGTACGTGGGCCAATACTACGACAAGACGATGGCGGACATCGGCGAGCATCCGCTCAACATGATCTTCAACGCCATTGCTGCGTTGGTGCCGAACATCGTGATGACACGACCGAAACACCGGATTCATACCGAGTACCTCGCGTACCGGCAGTATGCGGAGTTGCTCGGGCTGGCCTTGTCGTGGCACGACACACAACTGAAGATTGACAAGACGTACCGGCGAGCTATCGTGGAAGCGATTTTCACGCTCGGCATCGTCAAGACCGGCCTCGCGGACAGCGACAGCATCTATGTGATTGACAACGAGGAAATCGACAACGGAACGATCTATTCCGATGTCGTGGATTTCGACAACTGGGTGGTGGACCCGAATGCTCGCGAGCATATGTTCGCGGACGCGAAGTTCATGGGCGACCGGATCTGTGCGTCGCGTGCGGCGTTGCTGGAGAGCGGGCTCTACGACAACAGCCTCATCGAAAAGCTGCCCTCGGTGGAGCATCAGGGGGACTTCAAGCGGAAGGCGAAGTCCCTGTCTGATCGGGGCGGTCGCAATCGCTCTGATGACTTCTTGGAAGAAGAGGTCGAGATCATCGAACTGTGGGTGCCGGGCCAGAACGTGCTGGTCACGGTTCCCGGCTCCGAAAGTATCTCAACTGACCGCTATCTTCGGGTGGACGATTACTACGGCCCGGACACCGGACCGTACACCTTGCTGGCCCTGACCCAACCGGTGCCCGGTAATCCGATGCCGGTTCCGTCAGTCGGTATCTGGTACGATCTTCACGTTCTTGCGAACCGCATGGCCTCGAAGATCGTCGATCAGGCGATGCGTCAGAAGTCGATCCTCGGATTCCGCCCGTCCTCTGCCGACGATGCTCAAGAAGTCCTTGATGCGGATGATGGTGAAGCTGTGGCGGTTCAAGACACAGACGGGATGGCGGTTCTCGACTTCGGCGGTCAGCGTCAGAGCAACGAGGCCCACCTTGCTGCGTTGCAGGTGTGGTTCAACGAGATGGCTGGCAACCCGAATGCGTTGCAAGGCATCCAGATGGATGCGGACTCGGCAACGGAGGCGTCAATCCTCGCGAATCAAGCCACTGTGCGGCTGGACGACATGAAGGGTATGGTGTACGACTTTGCCGCGGAGGAGGGCCGCAAGCGGGCGTGGTTCATGCACACTGATCCCATGATAAAACTCCCGCTTACGCGGCGTGTGCGAATCCCGCCGACTTACCAGCAAACGCAGATGGGGCCGGTGATGGCGACGCCTGCA